TTAATACTATTTCAGCTTCACATTTAACAACTGGTACTTTTTTACCGTCTACTTCAATGTATTCTACTGATCCTTCTTCTTTAAATGCCATATGTTATTCCCTGTTTATTTGTAGCACAGAAAGTAGAATATGTAATCTATTTCCTGTGGCCGCAGTTGCTTTAATTACCTCACTTTCTTGCAGTATTATAGGCTGAGAAAGTAATTCTATTGTCTCATTAGCAGATACAGCTTTAGTTTTATATAAACTAAATACATTTGAAGATGCATCTGTCAAGGTTAAAGTTATAGTATCCGCGTTCCCCGAGTCCTCAGATACGATTATTGATTTTATTATACCAGTAGTTGATGCGGGCACTGTATATACTACAGTTTCCCCATTAGTTGTTAGGTCTTTTTTTGCGTTTGTAAATACGTTAGCCACCTATAAACCAGGACACTCGTTCCTGCTCCTGTTTAACTTCATCTAAAAATGTAGAATTCAATTGATCCTTCATAATAGTTAAAGCTCTGTTAATTTGTTTTTGATTTGATACGTCATATTCTTCTTTTGGTTCTGGTAATCTTATATTTATCTTTGCCATTATCTTCTACCATCTGGTTGTAGATCTAATCTAAGTGTACCAAATCTCCATGATTCACTAGCTGTATCATTTTCTATTTTTATATTTACAAACCTACCTCTAGCTCTTGTATCTTTTTTAAGAGTAGAGGATGTTATTGTAAAAGGACTTAATGCTGTTGTAGTTTGTGTGTCTTGTGGATACCTTTTTACACCAAGACTTACTTTTGCATTACCTTGAAGTGCTTTGAAATCGGGTACAAATCTTCTCATAGCTAAAAATGCTTCACCAGCAAGTGCAGGTGACATAGCTGTTTTACCTTTTTGCTCTAGATCTATATCGTATGATTTAATAAATGATGTAACAGAAGTTGTTGTACCATTTGGATTTACTTGATCTGTACCTACTTCGTGTTCAAATAATGTTGTTTGTCCTAAACCTGTTTCACCAATTATTTCAGGAAAAGTTCCTGTAGCAGTAGAAATGTATTTAGTTGCAAAAGGTTTTGGATATATAGTTGCATCTACCCAACTAGTTCTTGCTTCTGTTCCTGTATACCAAACACCACCTACTACTCTTGTTAGGGCCGACTCACCAAAATTAAATACAACATATTTATCATTATAGTCTGAACCTGCAGATGGGTAATACCAAGTTACTTCTGTAAATAAATTATTAAGACCAGCTGTAATTTGTTGACCTTTTGTTGTATCAATATTCTCAAATACATGATCTTCTACAGTGCATGGTATAGATTTAACTGTACCATCAAATGCAAAGAAACCTTTAGGTGACATCCAATAAGCAACACCATCTATTTCAACTGCAGAGTTTTTACCAATCAATCCGCAGTTAGTTCCGACTTGTTCAAAACCAAATGTAAATGGTGCACCGACAAACTTCATTGTGTATAAAGCGTTGTCGGTCCATATCAAGATTGTCTCCTTAGCTTTCAATGCTCCCATAATTTTTGTACCGTCTTGTAATCTTTGTGTACCTGCTGTGTTTATCGCAGTAGGTGCATAAGTATTAATACCTTCTTGATCAGAAAATCTAATAAACATATCGTCTTGTGTTGTTGAATCACCAATAGTTGTTTCTGTTGCAAGATGTATTAAGTGACGTGTTGTTGGTGAAATCAATGTCATACGACTTGATGTTGGGTTATTATTAGTTTGAAAATTAGTTGTAGTAGTAGAAGACCTATTACCTAATGGAGATGCTGCGCCACCATTCCATGTAAAAGTTTTACCATTTGCAATAGTTGCAATCAACACTTCTCCAAAATTATCTAATGACCAAAGACCTGGTTCTAGTGAAACAGTTGATGCAGCTGCGGCTTGTCCCCAACCACCATTACCATAACTATTTACACCCCAACCATAACCGTATGTTTGTGCTCTTGGTCCAACTGGTTCGTATGGTTTAATACTTAAACTACCACCTGTTGATACAGTGCCTGTTGCATTACTAGCTTGATTAATTGTGAACGTACCTGTTGTTGGAACACTAATTACTTGAAAGTTTTTATCTTCAAACTGTGCATCAGTAAAACCTGTACCACCTGGTAATGTAACACTATCTAATTGTACAATGTCACCAACAGATAAGCCATGACCTGCTTTTGTAATTGTGCAAGTAGGTTGACCATTTGTTGTAGCAATTGTTGCAGAGGTTAGTGTAGTCTTAAGAGGTGTAATATCATAAAGTTGACCTTCAAAATATATAAGCAAAAACTTATCTGTTCCAAGAGCCACGTACCTATTACCATCGTTATCTACAAATGCATGTTGTTTTCTAGCAACGCCAACGATTGTGTCTGTTGTAAGTGATGCCCAACCACCAACTTTTTCAGGAAGACCATATCTAAATCTTACATTATCAGAATCAACCCAACGGTTTTCTGCACCTGCTGGTGTATCTTGTTTATCGATTCCAGGTCTAAAATTAAACTCAACAAGAGCCATCAGTAGCTCCTATATTTTATCTTTGTAAGCCCAACCTCTAGTCGCACTTACGTAAACTAAAGTAAATGCTGCGCCATTTACATTAACTACTAAATTTGATGCTGAACCCAAGATGTTGGAACCATTTCTGCCTATGGTTAAGTTGTTTGAATTAAAATTACCGCCTGCTCCACCACCATCTATAAAATGAACTTCTGCGCCAACTGAAGGTGATGCTGGTAATGTTACGGTTACTGGTGATGCACTTGTGTCTACTATTACTTGATCATTAACAACTGCGGTGTAAGTACCATTAGTTGTAATATATCCTCTTTCGACAATACTAGAATTTACATTTGTACCATCAGAATATAATACTGATTTTGATTGTACAGGTAATGATATGCCTGTGCCAGATACAGTTTTAAAAGTTAATGTATATCTATTAGATGTTCTACTCGTAGCATCTTCAACCACGTATACTCTTTCGACTGAATCTGGAACTGTTACAGTTCTGTTCGCCGCAAGAGTACCCGTTAGTTTTAAGTACAGGTTTTTACCATTTGATACAGCTCCATTAGAAATCGCTAATGCTACGTCAGACGATGCTACATCTATAGATATGTAGCCAGATGAGGCTTGTTCTAATTGCTGAAGATTGGTGTTAGTTATAGTACCCCATGTACCTGACTTCTCACCGGTAGTCATTAATTCTAATTTTAAATTACTCGAAAATGTTGATGCCATAATTCTCCTATGGGTTAAGCGGATCTATTGGGACCCACGTTTGCCCTGCGTTTGGATCTATTGGGTTCCATGATACCACAGAAACCGTACCTAATGCAAGGTTAAATCTATTACCAGCTGGTCTAACTCCTGAAGCTATTGTTGTGTTTCCAACAGCAATATTAACTCTTTGGCCATTAGCTAAAACAACTACATTTTGTATTCCAACCCCTGCAAATGTTGTTGATGAAAAGGCTGTTGCTCCAAAAAACATATTATATCTCCGTCCAAACTTGGCTAGCATTCATTGGAACTGCTTCCCATTTTCTAATTAAAATTTCAGATGTTCCAATATCTAAACCATTACCTGTTGGTAAAGCTTTTGCTTTAGCTATAACTGTTACATTACTAGTAGCTATATTAACTCGTTTTCCTGTAACAATAGCCGTAGCATTTGCTTTAGCTGTAACATCTCCTATTGCTAAATCAAAACCATTACCTGTAACAGATAAATTACATTTACCTATAATAGTTACATTACCTGTTGCAAGATCTAATTCTTGTCCTGTAATAGGTGGTTTAGATCCTGCTTTTACTATTACTGTTCCATTTGCTAATTCAAATGCATTACCTGTAACTGGTACATTTTTTGGTATAGAAGCTTCTGCATTACCAATACCTAATTCTAAGCCATTACCAAGTAACGCTTGTCTAGCTTTAGCAACAATAGTTACATCACTTGTACCAATATTAACTCTTTTACCAGTAACTGATACATTAGCTTTACCAATGATAGTAGAATCACCAACAGATACATTGATCCGTGATCCAAGGACACTGACGAATGCGTTAGGGTTAAAGCCTACATCTGAAAATGCAGCTGAGGCGAAGGGAGTTGCGCCAAAATACATGCGAGGCTACCTCGCGTTACAAGGGATGTTATTAGATCCAACTAAGCTTTGACCAAAGGCCAAGTAAATGTATGTAGCGTTATTTCCATTTATAACACTATTTGTATTTGTGATTTTAAAACCATTAGAAAATATATTTAAATAATCTGCAGTAGCTTCAGTATTATCAACGTTTGCATAAAAACTATTGTTATCTGGATTATAACCTATTCTTTTGCTATCGTGCATTTGCCAACCTTCTCCAGATGCAGATGTTTGTTTTGTTAGAATAAAAGTTGGTTTGAATCCACAATAAACAAAAGGTCCATCAGCATCACCATTACCAGTATAAGAACCAATTTTGCTATAACCAGTTTTTTCTGCAAAGCAGTAAGCAA